AGTACCCTTGTTACGTTTTTTTATACATGGATAATCGGGAGAAACCCGGAACTTGCGAATCTGTATGTATCTTATTCGGATTCCCTTGCCGCTGCGTTCTATTCGGGAATGCTGGAGATCATGCAGGATAAGGATACATATAAGTGGCAGGACATATTCGAGACAAGGAAGATTGCGAGTACGAATGCGAAAAACAGCACATTCGATGTCGACAGAACAAAGAAGTATCATTCCTTCACAGCCAGATCCCTTTACGGATCATTGAACGGCTCATGCGACTGTACGGGCATATTGTGCGGAGATGACTTACTGAGCGGCATCGAAGAGGCTCTTAACCCGGATAGACTTGCTACAGCCTGGGCGCATGTCGATAACAACATGCTTACCCGTGCGAAGCAGAGCGCAAAGGTATTGTGGATAGGAACTAGATGGAGTATTGCAGACCCTATCGGAAAGAGACTGGACTTGCTTCAGACAGACCCCAAGTTTGCGGCAAGAAGGTACGAAGTTATCAACATTCCTGCGCTAAACGAAAGAGACGAAAGCAACTTTACATATAAATACAATGTCGGATTCGATACTACTTACTTCCAGCAGAGACGTGCTTCTTTCGAAGCAGGAAACGATATCGCTTCATGGTCTGCTCAGTACCAGGGAGAGCCTATAGAAAGAGAAGGAACACTGTTTGAACCAGACGGTTTAATGTATTACAACGGAGACCTGCCAGAAAAGAATCCAGACAGGATATTTACTGCAGTAGACCCTGCGTTCGGTGGCGGTGACTATACTGCTGCACCTATTGTGTATCAGTACGGGAAAGAATTTTATGTTGTCGATGTAGCATACGATAACGGAGAGAAGAACATTACTCAGCCATTGCTGGCAAGTAAAGCAAAAAAATGGGGATTACAGGCAATGCAGGTCGAAGCAACGAAAGCAACAAGACCGTATGTTGAGGGAATACAGGCAGAACTCGATAAGATAAACTACCATGTTACTATCTTGACGAGATCCGCACCGACACATGTTGCCAAGGAGCAGAGGATATTCGACAGAGCATCGGATATACGCTCATACTTTTACTTCCTAGACACTGCGCATAGGACGAAGGAATACAATCTGTTCATGCAGAATATGTTTTCCTTCAAACTTACCGGGAAGAACAAGCACGATGACGCACCCGATAGTATGGCAATGACTGCGGAAATGGCATTCCGAAACTTCGATGCGAAAGTAGAAATCGTACAAAGACCATTTTGACCATCAAAACACCTTGCTTTTCGCACGGCAATTATGCAGAATTGTATCGTACCTAGATTGTTGTGGTTTTTCATGACATCCTCATCCTTTCTTCAGTCACAGGGTTTTGCAGGCTTCCCTGTGGCTCTTTTTTTGCGGAAAAGATGACACTAAAGTGTCATTTAATGCCGTTAATAAAGGGATTTTCCCTTGAAAAAGTGTCATTTTGTCTGTATTTTGAAACCAAAGAGGTCTACAAGGATAGATAGGAAGGAGCATCCATGTCGGAAACTAATACTTCGGAAAGCGTTTATACAAGCGGAAACATGCCTGGATATCCTTCCAAGAAAACGTTGCAGGGAAGACGGGAGATCTTCACTATAGAAGACGAAATCACAAGGGAAAATGTCGTAGAAGTGCTTACTAAAGCACAGCATGTACACGACATTAACAGTTCCGAGATCGAATATCTGTACAGTTACTACAAGGGTGTGCAGCCGATTCTGTCGAGAGTAAAGGAAGTCAGACCCGATATCAACAACAAGATTGTCGTTAATACAGCGAACGAGATTGTTTCGTTCAAGACGGGGTATCTGTTCGGAGATCCAGTAGCCTATGCAGGACGTGCAGAGGACGATTGTGCGGACGCAATTCAAGAGCTGAACAAATATATGTCTTCCCTCGACAAGGACGCCCAGGACTCTGAATTAGCCTTGTGGATGCATATCTGCGGTATCGGATACAGGATGTGTATGCCGAATACGGATATTACGGAAGAAGACGAGTCTCCGTTCAAACTGTATACGCTCGATCCGAGAACAACATTCATCGTCAAGAACGCAGGGCTGGAGAAAACACCTGTAATGGCGGTTATGTATGTCAATGTCCCGGATGAGATAGGTAATGTTGTCAGACAGTATTCTGTTTATACGAAGAACAGGTACTTCCTTATCCGAAACGACATGGTTGTCGATGAGAGAGTCAACATTCTCGGTATCCCTGTTATCGAATATCCGCTGAATCTGCCGAGGATGGGTGCGTTTGAGACTGTTATTCCGCTTCTGGATGCACAGAACGAACTGGAATCTAACCGTATGGACTCAGTAGCACAGTTTGTACAGGCATTGATCCTTTTCCACAACGTAGATATCGATGCGGACGGTGTTGCCAAGTTACAGGCACTCGGTGCTATCAAGTACAAAGATGTTGACCCTACAATGCAGGGCGAGGTCAAGTACATTACAGCGGAGTTAAACCAGGAAGGCTCTCACACCTTGAAGGAAGATTTGTACGAAAGCGTACTGATTATCTGCGGTATGCCGAATCGAAACACAGGAAACGGTGACAACGGAATCGCTGTTGTGTACAGAGACGGATGGTCTGCAGCAGAGACAAGGGCGAAGGATACCGAAAAGTGGTTCACCCGTTCCGAAAAGAACATGCTTCGGATCGCACTTAAGATTTGCCGTGAGAAGGGCAGACTCGATATTCATCTGTCAAATGTCGAAGTCAAGTTCACACGAAGGAACTACGAAAACGGTGCTACAAAGGCAACTGTCCTCACGACAATGCTCAGTAACGAAAAGATTGCACCGAGACTTGCATTTGTACACAGCGGAATGTTCTCAGACCCCGAAGCTGCATGGGCAGAATCGGAGAAGTATTACGAAGAACACAAAGAGGAAGCGATGGAGTATGCCGAAGGATCTAACACTAACGAAGGAACAGATACAGACAATCGAAGCACTGCTGAAGAGAGGTAAGGTTGTCGAAGTAAAAGTAGAGCATGGAAAGCCGTGCATTATCGAGATAGACAGGAAAAAGGTCGATCTCGCAAAGGTATAAAGTCCAAAGGGACTGAATAGGGTTAAGCAATAACTCTATCAGTCCCTTTTTTCAGATAAGAAGGAGTTCAAGACATATGGCTGTACTGAAATTCGATGAACTTCACCGCTTGTCGAAGCAGATTTACGAAGAAACGGAAGATTTGCCGAAAGAGGGGAAGAAAAAGAAAGCCTATGATGAGATCCTTGAACTTCTGATTATGGCTTACGTATTCGGCTGGGACAGGGTAGACCCGACCGAGGATGCACATACGGATTCGATGTTCGAAGCAATCTTCTATCTCATTGACGGGAAGACCTTTGAAGACCGAATCAACGAGCATATCGACAAAGGCGATTGGGAAGAGGAAGTCATACAGAGACTTGTCGAAACCGAATATCACCGTGTCGAAGAAACAGGAGCGTTCGATTCCGCAAAGAATTACGAACGCAAGACAGGCAAGACTGCCTACAAAAAGTGGGTGACGATGCAGGACGAGCGTGTAAGAGATACGCACTTCTATCTAGAGGGTACGGAAGTCCTTCTGACAGGAAGGTTCTACACGTTTGACGGAGACAGCGCAGGGTTTCCAGGTGGGTTTGAAAAACCCGAGAACAATGTCAACTGCCGATGCAAACTTGCCTATTTGTTTAGGTAACAAACGTCAGAGAAGACGGAAAAAAACGCACCACAAGACGGAGATGTCTATAAGCGCAATCAATGTTCAGAGAAGAACTAAAAACGCAAGGAGAAAAGAGTTATGAGTTTCATTTCAGACCTGCTTGGAGAAGCGTACAAGGAAGGAATGACAGAGGACGAGATGTCCAAAGCACTCGAAAAGGTTTTCGGTGCAAAAGACAAAGATTACCAGAAGGTAAAGGCAGCTTTCGATAAGGCTTCCGCTGATTTGTCCAAGTACAAGAAAGACCTTGAAGCACGTATGTCAGAAGAAGAGAAAGCGAAAGCGGAACACGAAGAGTCGATCAAAAAAATCATGGAAGAAAACGAATCCATGAAAAAGCAGATCTCTATTGCGGAGAACAAAGCAAAACTGATTGGTCTCGGATATTCCGAAGAACTGGCATCTTCTACTGCCGAAGCAATGTTCAAAGGTGACATGCAGACAGTGCTTGCCAATCAGAAAACACTGCTTGACGAACGGGAGAAGGCAATCCGTGCAGGAATGATCGATGACACTCCCAAACCACCTGCTGGTGACAAAGGTGGGAAATCAATGACACTCGCTCAGTTAAGAAAGATGAGCGTAAAAGACAGGTACGACTACTCACAGGCACATCCAGAGGAGTACGCAAGCCTGTACGCAGAAGGAAAGGAATAAGAAAAAAATATGGCTAACAATCCGTATTCTAATTTCGTCTTACAGAACGAAATCGAAGATCAGTTCAAATCTCACATTGACCATGCACGTTTCTGCACTGTAGACACACAGCTTGAAGGCGAACCGGGCATGACAAAGAACATTCGCAGATACTATGCGAAGGTTACTCCGGTTGCAGGGGGAAATAGCACTAAAGGTGCGCAGGCTGTTGAGAAGGTTGCTCTCAAAGCTGGCAACACAAAAATTATTGAAATGGATTACGGTCAGACACCATACACCGTTCTGACTGCTCAGAACCAGGGTGTATGGTATGACGAAGAACAGATGAAAGATCCTTATGTCGGTCTTGTCATCGCTCGTTACGCTGGCACAGACATGTTCAACACAATGAACGCTGATGTCATCGCTGAATTTGGAAATACAACTCAGAGTGTAACGGTTGCAGGTGGTGCATGGTTCGATGCATTTGTTGATGCACAGGCAATGCTCCCTACCACTGATGAATCTGAAGATGTTTCCGAGACATTCGCTCTTGTTAACAAACTGATGGTTGCAAAGATCCGTAAAGCTCTGAAAGACGAACTGAAGTATGTCGAAGCATTTGCTCGCAGAGGTTATGTCGGCACTGTCGCAGGAACAAACCTGTATGTTGATCCGCTTGCTCCGTTCACCGCAGGTTCTGGTAACACTGCCGACACAGGAACGATTTATCTCGGCACAAGACAGGCTGTCACTCTGTTTACCAAGACAGGTACACAGATCGAAGCCTTCCAGAGGGGTAACCGTTCTGCTGCGGATGCAGATATTCGTAAGAATACTCTCATCACACGTAAATACTACATTGCTGCGCTGACTGACGAACGTTACGCAGTAAAGATCATTCTGTAATTAAACGAAAGGAGACAGGCGCTTTATGAGTTGTGGGAACATGTTGGAAAAACTTCAGCGGAAGCTCCCAAATGCTGAACCAAGAGATTTAGAGGATTTTCTTGCTGATGCAAAATCCGCAATTCTGAATCGCTTGTATCCTTTCGCTGATTCTATAGAGGGAAAGCAATTACCAGAACGGTATAACGACCTTGCAGTGCGTATCGCAGTATATTTCTACGATAAACAAGGCGCGGAAGGGGAAGCTGTACACATTGAGAACGGTATTCACCGTCACTACGAAGGTGCGGATATTCCCCCTTCCATGCTTCGTGAAATTACACCTTTTGTAGGGGTGATGTAACGTATGAGATTGCTGAAGAAAAACGAAAGACCATTCTATTACGCACTGTATAACGGCTCTGAAATGCTTCAGTCAGAAGCAGGAAATTACACTGGCGAAAAAGCGGTTCAGTATTCCCAACCTGTCAAGAAGATGGGAAATATCTCCGCTGTCACAGGCGAATCGGTAGTAGCTGAATTTGGCACGTATGAGGATTATTCCAAGGTCATTCTCATTACAGACATGGAATGTCCGATTGATGAAAACTCAGTGCTTTGGGTAGAGAAAGTACCTGTGTATGACGGGGAAGGACACCTTGCGAATACTCCAGATTACGTTGTGAAGCATATTGCTAAGACTTTGAACGTCATAGCTTATGCAATCGCAAAGGTGGATACGTCTATATGAGGATTGAAATTAACATCCTTGATCCTGCGTCTATCGACAATGCTATTCGGCAAGTCGAGCAATATCAGCAAAAACTTGAGCGAGACATGAAGTACATCGTAAAAGAGATGGCAGAGCGTGGAGTTGACATTATCAAAGCTGAGTATGCGGCTGCACCGTATGCAGGTGTAAAAGACTATTTTGTCGATTATACCATTTCAGACGAAGGATATAAGGCAACTATCAGAGCAAACGGACAGTCAGTGCTGTTCTTAGAGTTTGGAGCAGGACTGTTCAAAGCATCTGCACCGTTCGCAGTTTTGGATCTCTTATCTGGTCAGCCGATGCCACACGGTACATACGGGAAAGGCAGAGGTAAGAATCCTAAAGGCTGGGTATATACCGGGGAAATCGGTTCGAATCCACCGGGTGGGACGCATATGATTGCTGATGGACGTGCGATAAGGACAATGGGTAATGATGCTACCCCTGCGGTATGGCATGCAAAAAAAGCCATGAAAGCGATACTGAATCAGTTGATAGACGAGGTAAATGGCAGACCATGATTGATAAATCAGATGAAGTATTTAACCGAGTGATGGATTATGTCATGGACATCATGCCGACACTGACAATGGAGAATTTCACTTCAGAAGTTGTTGATGCACCGTCCGTTTTCCCTCACATCGAAATTGTGCAGTCTGAATCAATGACGGACACAAGCGGTCAGACAGATGAACTGAAAGAAAACAGAGCAGATCTGACATTTGACATCACAGTATATTCAAATCTCAAGGCAGGTAAACGGTCTCAGTGCAGAGAAATCATGGAGCATATAGACAGCTATATGCACAGAATGAATTTCTCACGGCAGACCATGACCTTCCTTCCAAACATGATGAACCATTCATATGCTAGGCTGTTTGCCAAATATACAGTCAAGGCAGATGAAAATAACTTTTACAGGGGGTAAATAAAAATGCCGACAATTAGTTATGCGACATTCCTTATGAAGGGAACGACAAGCGGTTCTACGACCACTTATACAAAACTGTTTCCGATTAAGACTACACCTGCGCTGATGGCGGCTAAGGAAGCGGTCGAAACCACTACCCTTGAAGACGGTGGACGTACTTACATCCCAGGCATTCGTCAGAACGAAGGTGCGCTGAACTTTACAGCGAACTATGAGCTGGAATATGTTAAGGCTATTGAGCAGTTGAACGAAGAAGATACACTTTGGAGTGTATGGCTGGGCGGAACTGAACAGGCTGACGGTACTGTTACACCTACAGGACAGTACGGCAAGTACAACTTCAAAGGCAGAGCATCCTATTCCGTATCAGAACAGGCTGTCAACGGTGTGCGTGAAATGACCGTTGCTATCATGCTGTCTCAGTCCATGTACAGGGACAAAACAGGAGAATAATATCACTACGGCTTACTAAAGTTTAAAGCCACAGAGGGTCTAAAAAGCCTTCTGTGGCATCTTAAAACTTGTTTGAACAAGTATATATCCAAATCATTGTCGAAGGAGAAAGATTGCAATGGAAGAAATGAATTTCGATTACAAGGGTAATCATTACACGCTCGGCTTCACTCGCAGGACAGCGCTTGCGATGGAACAGTCGGGTTTCAATATTTATGAGATTGAGACAAAACCACTGACGAGGATTCCTCAGCTTTGGAACGGAGCATTCATGCTGTATCACAAACGTGTTACCGAAGAGCAGAAGCGTGAAATCTGGAATCACATGAGACGCAAAGATGAGATTGTGACCAGGCTCGGTGAAATGTACATGGACGCTGTTGCTAGTCTCGTAGTAGACAACGAAGAGGACGAAGATAACGAAGATTTTATCGATTGGAAGTAGACCAGCAGCCTACTTCCAGAAGGACTCATTTTGCGGAGATCTTTGAACAACAATGCCCCATATACATGTCTTATGGAATGACATACGAACAGTTTTGGGATGGAGACCCATATGCTGTCGTTTACTTCCGAAAAGCTCACGAAATGAAGAGAGACATGGATAACGAGCGCATGTGGCTGCAAGGCATGTATATCTACGATGCAATTCAAAGACTTATTCCTGCTATGCGTGTTATGTCATCTGAGAAACCAGAACCATACCCGGATAAACCGTATGAGATAAGACCTAAGACAAAAGCAGAAAAGAAGTCGGATGAGAGAAAAGCAATGGACGATATGCAAGCGTACCTTGAGGGGATAATCGCAAAACAAAACGCAGAAGAAATGAGAAAGGGGGAATAACATGGCTGAGTATGATGGCATTGAATTTGACATTACTGGCGACAAGTCGGGTGGAATTGCCATGCTCAAAGATGCTCTTGACGTTCTGAGACAAATCAGAGCTGAGAAAGACCCTTTTAAAAACATGGGAGATAGCGCAAAGAAAAATTCCGCTAAACTCTCACAAATGTTCAATTCTTTGAAACGAATTGCCACATACCGTCTGCTTCGTACGATGCTGAAAGAGATTGCTGACGGATTTAAGACTGGCATGAACAATGCCTATCAGTATTCGAAATTGATCGGTGGTGACTTTGCGGCATCTATGGACAGGCTGGCAACGTCATCGCTGTATTTGAAAAACAGTCTCGGTGCGATGGTAATGCCTATTGTAAACCTGTTAGCACCTGCGATTGACTGGCTGATAGATAAGTTTGTCGCATTGATTAATGTCATCAACCAAGTGTTCTCGCTGTTAAGCGGAGCGGCAACATGGACTAAAGCATTGCGATATCCCACAAAATACGGAGATGCAACAGGGAACGCTACGAAGAAAGTAAAAGAGTTGCAGAAGACGATTCTTGGATTCGATGAAATCAACAAACTGAACAAGCAGACTGACCCCACCAGTGGCGGTGGGAAGGCTGCAATGGACTTCTCCAAGATGTTCGAAGAATCTCAGTATGATGGTATCTTCGGAAAGCTGAAAGATTTTGTTCAGAGACATTTGCAGGAAATTGAGATGATCCTAGCAGGATTTGAGTTTGTGCTTGGTGCATTGCTGTTTATGTCTGGTCATCCAATCATCGGTGCGGCAATGATGATTCACGGTGCATCGAAAATTTTCAATACGATGGCGAATGTCGATTGGAGCAGTGCTAGTAGGGAACTTGTTAATTCCCTGTCTACTATCGAAGCAACGGTTGGTGGATTTGCATTGGCTCTCGGTGTTATTTTGCTCGGAGCGCCCGGTCAAACTGGATTGGCATTAGGTTTGATAGCAGTTGGAGCGGCAATGCTTTATCAAGCGTTGTCAGTCAACTGGAAATCAGCAGAAGCAGATGTAACAACAGTTCTTAGCCAGATAGCAGGGATTGTAGCAGGTGCGACAATGGCTATTGGTGCAATTTTCCTCACAGCAGGATATGTGCCTATTGGTTTAGGCTTAATGATTGCTGGTGGCATTATGGCTCTCGGTGTAGCAACTGTTTCGTGGGATGAACTCGGCAACGATGTATCTAAATCGTTGCAGAATATCCTCGGTATTCTCGGAGCATTCATTCTCCCGTTGGGTCTGTGCTTCTTATTGGCAGGTCATCCAGTTATCGGTATCGGATTAATGATTGCTGGCGGTATCGGAGTGATGGGAACAGCGGACGTTGATTGGGACGCAGTAGGCAACAAGGCAAAGCAGGTATTATCGGGACTTCTTGCATTGATTGGAACGTTCCTTCTCCCTATTGGTTTGATGCTTGCACTGAGCTGCCCTGCATTGTTCCCTCTTGGATTGGGATTGATGATTGCAGGTGGTCTCAGTGTTGCACAGTATGCGATTAATTGGGATGACGTACCTAATAAAGCAAACACGTTGGTATCTAAACTGCAAAGTGCATGGAACAAACTGAAAAGTGCTACTTCCAGTGCATGGAGTGCAATCAAAAACACTGTAACAAGCGTAATCAACAGCATTACAAGCATCCATATTCCGTTACCACACTTCTCACTTCAGACAGGAATTATGGGCATACAGTACCCTCATTTCGATGGATGGTGGGCAAATGGTGGCTTCCCGGAAACAGGATCTCTGTTCATGGCTCGTGAAAGCGGTCCAGAGCTGGTAGGTACTATGGGAAATCGAAATGCTGTAGCAAACAACCAGCAGATCGTTGAAGGTATCCGACAGGGTGTAAGAGATGCTAACCAGGATGAAGTACGGATGCTGAGAGAACAGAATGACCTGCTCCGACAGATCCTTGCTAAAGAAGGTACAACAACGATATCTCTTGCTTCAGTAACAACTGCATTGCAGAGAAAAAATCAGCGTGACGGCGGTACATTCGTACCAGTCGGATAAATTAATCAATCATCGCAGAATATGAGGAAGGAGAACTAACGAATATGGCAAATCCTATTCGCAGTGTAAACGGTGCATCCGTTAAAGTTCCTTCCTCTTATGTCTATGACCTGCAAGATATCTCCGCTGCCGATGCTGGCAGAACTGAAGATACGGTCATGGACAAAATGAGGATAGGACAGGCAGTTAAACTTGAACTGTCTTGGAACGCATTAAGCAATGCCGAAGTGGCGGCAATATTGCAAGCATTTAACCCGGAGTACATCACGGTTGAATATCTTGATGCTATGGAAGGTGGATATAGAACATCAGTATTCTATGTCGGTGACAGAACAGCTCCTGCGTACAATACCCATTTAAACTTATGGGAACATGTCTCTTTTAACATCATCGAGAGAAGCGGACTGCGGTAAAAGGAGTAAAGAAGAATATGTATAACATCACAGCAGCAGTAAAAAACATGTTCGACAGCAACTATGTCCAGCAGATCCGTATTCACATGGACACTGTAGGCGGTGGTTCGTATGACATAACTGAGAATAGTATTCTCGCAGGAACGTTCAGTATCGACAGATATTCTGTTACAGGAAGCAGAATTGAACTTGGGACTGCCGTAGCAGGTGAATGCACGTTCAAGATGAAGAATTACGATGCACAGTGGAGCAATGTTTCTTTCGAAGGAGCGCAGCTTTATGTGACCATCAGAATCGCAGATTGGGCAAGTAATCCGAGCGATTCAGATATTGCAGTTATTCCCTGCGGATATTTCACGATTGATAAACCCGTACGGAATGCAAAGATTCTGGAAATTACAGCGCTGGATCGCATGGCTAAGTTCGATAAGCTGGTAGATACTTCAGCACTAGCTGTGGCATATACTCCAAGAACTCTGATTGATTTCTGCTGCACTCAGTGCGGAGTGTTGCTTGCAAACGGAAGCGAACTGGCTGATCTTCCAAATGCTAACTATGCAGTGTCTATCCCGGAGAATATCGGAGAACTGACATACAGAAATCTGCTGCAGAGTGCATGTATGCTTCTCGGAACGTGTGCATTCATCGATTGGAACGGTCTTTTACGAGTGATGTGGTACACACCGTTAAACACAGAGGGTTCGGAATTACTTGACTTTGGAGAACTCTTTTGGTCACAGACCATCAACGAAAGCTCTGGAAGACAAACTGATTTCGACTACAGCCCGTTGTCAAAAACCTTTACTATAAATGGTTCTTCTACGATAGGATGGAACTTCAAAATTGGGGAAGTAACACTAAACGCAGGGACGTATCTGCTGACCGGGATTAACAGGAATAACCGCCCTGTTAGCATTAAGATGACAGGCACAGGTGTTAACGCAATAGATAGCGGTGAAGGTGCAACATTTACTGTTACTGATAGCAATACAACACTTCTAGTGTATTTAACTGCTCCAGAAGGTGATATCACATATGACCATCTAGAAGTAAAGCCTTCTCTGTATAAAAAAGCAGATGTATATCCTTACTACACTTCATCCAAACGATACAGCCATACGATACAGGAAAAAGACATCGAGATTACTGGTGTGTATTATGCGTACGAAGACGAAGAGAGAGTATTGCACGAATACATAAACGGAACGAAAGAATACTGCCTTGATATCTCGGATAACCCGTTTATCAATCGAGAAACAGTAGAAAGTGCAGTACAGGCTTTAGGAACGGTGCTTGTAGGATTCAGATACAGACCGCTCACAATGTCTGTAAAACCTGCTCCGTACCTGTATCCGATGGATATGTTCGACTTTGTGACAGCGGATGGAGATACAGTGAATGGAATTGTGTCAAAGATTACATTCGGTGTAAACGCAAGAACACACATTGAGAGCAACGGACAGACGAATGAAGACAATGGTTATGCTACATACGGCAACTTCACTTCAGTCCAGTCCAAGATCATTGAGAAGGCAAAGACACAGATATCCCGTGTGGTCAACGAAAGGACAACAATGTTGCTGAATCTGAACGAGTTGATTGCCAATTCACTCGGTCTATATGTTACTGCCGTGCCTGTAACCGGGGGTGGATATCAGTATTACTTCCATGACGCAAGCACACTTGCAGGAAGCAATATCATCTACACATTCACGGCAAACGGACTGGCATGGACAGATGACTGGAATGA